TCGCGGTCGAGGCCAAGCGCAAGCAGCTCAGCGAGCGGCTGTCGAAGGCGCAGTCGGAAGCGAAACGACTCGGCACATTGGTACCCGACCTCGTAGCGAAGAACGCCGAGGACCATAAGAACTACGATGCGTTTGTAAAGTCGACGCTTCAAGCGCGGCTCGATTCAGCCCACGGTGATCCGGGGCTCATGTGGGGCGCGGACGTAGACTCCATCATGACGGAGTTTCCGTTCGACAGCTGGGCACGCGTTCCCGACGCGACGCTCAAATCGGCGCAGCGAGACTTCGCGACAGCTACTGATAACTCGAAGAAGTGGGGCGACTCGCTCGAGGTCGATTGGCAAAATGCCGACAACGGCATGTATAAGCAGATCGATACTTATACAGCTGAGTATGAGAAGTATAAGAAGTGGGATGAGGACTATCGCAAGGCCCAGTCGGGCAACGACATTGCCTCCAAAGAATACGAGCACGAGCGCGCAGCATACGAAAAGCTAGCGGGCGAGTGGCAGACATTTCTCGACGCGGACGCCAAGTGGAAAGCACAAGCAACCCAACTAAATGCCGACGTTGCGGCCGGCAAGTATCGAGTACAAAACGCGTGGAAGCTGATCACGAGCGGGAATCTGACGCCCGGTCAGCGCGACGCGCTGATGGCCGAGTTGGAGAAGGGCAACGTCAATCCCGACATTGGCGTACCCGACCTTGGTCCGCAGCCGACGCCCCCCGCGACAGAGCTGCCTGGGACGCCGCCTACCCCACCGCAGATCGCAGACCTGCCGGCGCTGAACCTGGACCCTGGTATAGCAAGCTTTTTGGGGGTCGAACCGAATCACGGGGGTGTAGCTGCGACGCAAATCGCAGCGCCGACAGCGATTACGCCAGCGGCAGCAGAGCAGACGCCGCTACCCGACACGACTCCGCAGCCATGGGCGGCCCCGACCTCGACCGCTACGACGCCAACTACCGGTACGACTCAGACGGCAGCTCCGAGCGGCACACCACCGTGGGAGCCGGGACACGTCCCGACGCTGGCGGAGGCTCAGGCCTACGTCTACCCGACTACCCCTGGGGCGCCGAAAGCTACTCCAACCCCCAAGTCGGCGCCGGCTGGGACACCAGCACCAGCACCGACAGCTACGGGAGCGGAAGCAGCGGGCACGACTCCACCGGCGGAACCGACACCAACGGGTGGAGCGGAGGCGGCGGGGACTTCGGAGGGGGCGGCGCCAGCGGAGAGTGGTAACACTGGTGCCATCAGTGCTGGCACAAATGCCCCGACGCAGCGCGAGGTTGGCGCAGGCACCCCGCAGACGAACGCGCAGGGCAGCACTCAGCAGACCCTCGACCAAGCCAGCAGCACGCCCGCTCCGACGCCGCAGAGCACGCCGGGTGCGCTCGCGAAGCTGACGTCTGGCGCGGCCATCGAAGAGCAAGGCGGCGACGACGGTCAGAGCGACGGCTCGGCCGGGCAGGCGACCAACAAGGACGAGAAGACAAGCAAGCCTCAGACGACGCCGCCGTCAATCCTCGCGCCGTTTCAGAAGCAGGCGGAGATCGAGAAGACTCCAGAAAGCCAGGACGCATGGGCGTAGTAGATGATTTTCTTGAAGGCTGGAAGCGCAAAGCTGGCCTCGGAGACACGGGCGAAGCAGTCACAAACTACTTCACTAAAGACCAGAATACATTCGGTCGCAAAGATAGACCCGAAGGTATCGATGCCACGTACGTCGATGTTGACAAAGACGGCAATCGAGTCACCGGTCGAACTATAGGGCAGACTGTATCTAGAAAGCCCTATGAAAAGGCGAAAGAAAGAAATCCGGTTTCTACCGCTCTGGGCGGCATGGCGGGCAGTGCGACGGTACAGGCGCCGGTGTTCGCCGCTACCAGTGGTATAGGCTCTATCCCTGGGCGCCTCCTACGCAACTATCTGACGGGTGCCGGCGAGCACGCGGTCAGCGAAGAGCAGGGCGGGCTTAGTGACAGGGTGAAGGGTACGGCGAAGTGGAGCGTCGATAACCCGCTGCAGACCGCCGTGAACACGCTCCTGCCCGAGGTGATGCCTCACGCGATCAAGGGCCTGAAGGCGGGAGTCGGCAAGCTCCTCGGCCGAGCTCCGAAGCCGCCGACGCCTCCGACCAACAGCCCCGTCGACGAGTCGGAGGTCGATGACGTCTTGGCTGAGATCGGCGACTACGAGGCGCAGCACGGCGCGCAGGAGGGCGCGGAAGCGAAGGCGGCGCTGGTCAAGAAGATCATGGACCGGCGTATCGCGGCGAACGACAACGCAGACGTCGACTTGCCAGATATCGGCAAGCCCGCTCGAAGGAACGTCGCTAACGACAACATCAACATTCCGATGCCGCAGGTGCCTCGAGAACAGCGCGTGAAGCGTGCGGTCAATGACGACGCAGATAGGCTGCGCGTCGAAGGCAACACAGTCGAAGAGGCGCTGGGCAGCTTCTTCGACCACATCAAGAAGATGCCGATGTTCCAGCCGCGAGGTCCGAAGACTGAGGGCATTTTGAACGAGATGAACGAGACGGGAAAGCTGCCTCGCAAAGAGAGCTTGCCCGAGCTCGCGCGCGACGCCTACCCAGACAATCTCGGAATAAAGAAGCGGACGCGACTGGCGCTCAACGAAGAGCCGGTCAACACGCAGAACGACCACATGGGCGCGCACGAGATGGGCAAGCAGCGCAGCGCCGAGGCCAGCGACGCATTCGACAAAGCCACGACGCACGAAGAGCGGATGTCTGCGCTCGACCAGCAGCGAGACGCCTACAACCTGCCCAAGCGCGAGCCCACGGGAGACGACGACGTCAGCAACATGATCCGCGAGCTCCGCGGCAAAGAGGCAGCGGAGAAGGCGAACTGGGAAGCGAAGTGGCGCGAGAAGAACCTGCTCGACCCCGAGGAGACTGAATAATGCCAGATCCGGCATACGCGGAGCTCATCCGCAAGCTCAAGGGAATGTTCGACTCGAAGCCTAAGTTCGACGTCGACGTAGGCCCCGTCGAAGAGCTCAAGTACGGCGCTGTAGAGCCGCCGACGATTGACCTGAAGAACCGCCCCGAGCACCGCATGCCAGACGGCAGCGTGGCGACAGTGCGCTCCATGGGCATCGAACACGACGGCAAGCACGCGCTACTGCCCACGATCAGCCACGAAGGCAAAATCTGGTCAGACGACGAAGCGTTCGATAACTACATGAAGACGAACGAGCACATGGGGCTCTACCCCGACGACGAGACGACAGACAAAGCGGGCGAGCTGATCCACCAGGACCAAGCCCAGATGCTGCGCGACCGTCGCACCGACCGCTTCAAAGACAACTTCAAGTGGCTTGCCAACGACTCGCGCATGCGACTCGCCGACAAGGGCAACGCTAACCCTAGCCCCGAAGACATCGAGAAAGAAAACAAGCAGCACGAGGACGCAGACGTACTGCTTAGCACTGATCTGTGAACGAAACCGGACTGAGCGACACTAGCCTGCTTTGGCGGGCGGGTCGCATACGTTACAAGCTACACCCTGGGCAGTTAGAGCTCTACGAAAAGTATAGAGCGTGGGAGGCGGAGACGTACGCGGCGCGCTTGCGCGGCGACGTCGTGCATCCTGATGCCGACTGGCCGCGGATATACGTGGCCAACTGCGCGCGCCGCTTCGGCAAAGACTTTCTGGGGCTGCTGATCCGGATTGAAGACGCCATTCGTGAGCCGAAGCAGATCCTAACATATGCGACGGCTCTGCAAAAGGACATTGCGTCGATTGTTATGCCGCTCATGGAGCAGATCTGCGACGACTGCCCGCCGAGCATACAGCCCTATTACCGGCAGAGCTACCAGGGAGTCGAAAGCGGCTTCTATTTCCACAACGGCAGCGTCCTGCGCCTCATAGGTCTCGACTCGAACCCGGACGGCTTGCGTGGCCGCTGGTCGAACGGCGTGACCATCTCCGAGGCCTGTTACGTCGACAAGCTCAAGTACGTCGTCCAGTCGATCATCATGCCTCAGTTTCAAGGGCATTTGAAGGCGACTTTGATGATGAACAGCACCCCCGCGCGGGATCCTGGGCATCCGTACAAAACAGAATTTGTCCCCGACGCCATCAAGCGCGACGCCTATTCGAAGTACACGATCTTCGACAACCCGCGTCTCGGCAAGGCCGAGCGAGACGAACAAATCCGCTCGCTCGGTGGCATCGAGGCCGAAGAGTGCCGCCGCGAGTGCCTCTGCGAAGACGTCCGCAGCGAGTCTCTAACCGTCTTGCCCGAGTTTAGTATCGCTCAGCATGTGATGGAGCAGAAACTACCGCCGTATGCTTGCGGTTATACGGTTGTAGACCCGGGTACTCGGGACCTATGCGCTATAATCTGTGCGTATTACGACTTTGCGCGCGCCAAAATGGTCGTTAGCCACGACTGGGCGCAGCGCGGCGCTCCGACTAACACCGTCGCTCACGCCATCCGCACGACCGAGTCGCTGGCGTTCAAGG